GTTGACCAATTTGCCGACATACAAACGACTGGTGATACTACGGCAAACACTTTGGGAAAGGGACAAGTTGGCATTGCCGGTTTAGATTATGCTTCTTTTGGATACAGGGGGCATAATGGAACTAATTATGCGGTTTTGCAAGCACCGGATTTTTCAACATATATAAAGGCGGGTTCGGGCAAAAGTATTGTTCTTTCTACAAATAGCACAACTCTTGCGATGACATTGGCGTCCGGCGGTACGGTAACTATCCCTAATCTCGCCGGTGTCGGCGACAGATATGTATACGTGGACGAAAACGGGCAATTAAAGGCAGGCGCAGCCTATCCGTAAGAAAGGGAATAAATGGATAAGAGAAAAGAACTGGCACAGGAACTCGGCGAGCTTACTCTGGAAATCGCAGAACTGGCCGAACTAATCAAGAAACGACAGGTAAGAGCTAATGAGGTTGGCATAGCGTTAAGAGAACAAAAGAAAGAGCCTCCAAATACCCCTTAGGCCAAGTTCGTCCATCCTGACGCAATCTGGGGCTTCTGGAGGCTATCTCCGAGGCCAGTTATGGGAATAATAGAGTGGGAGAATGATATGCCAGAAACAGAGCAATGCCCATTAGGGGCTGAAAACAAGGCCAATGTCCAAAGTCTTAAAGAAGCCTTTGAAGATTTCAGAAACGAGGTTCGGGCTGACATTGGGGAAATCCAAAAAAGCGTTCTTTCGCTAACCAACCATTATAGCAAACGGCTGACGTGGGGCGTTACCGCCACAATCACGGCTCTTACAAGTGCCCTGTCCGCCGCCGTTATGTGGATTATAACCCATCCGGTACAATGAAAACCTGTAAAGACTGCCAAAAACTAAGTCGCTTACTCGACATCAGCGAGGCACAAAAGGCCAAGCTCAGGAAGGAAAAGGAGGGCTTGCAGGAAACCATTGATAAACTCCGTGAGTACATCAGGAAGGAACTTGCCCGCTAAGCCTTTTCTGTAACTATCTTCTCGAATGTCCACTGGTCTATCTTGCACCGCCACAACCGACCGTCTATCGTTCTAATGCGAACTCTTTCAGTGTCATAACTACTAATAATGCCGTGACAAAATCGTGAATCATCTTTCTTTCTTGCCAGCACAAAATCCCTAACCTTAACGGATAGGGGCGGTGTCCAGAGGCGGGCTTTGACTTCTAAGCGGCAAATTCCTTCGTCCCCATCTACGTCAACAACAAAAGCCTTTTCCTGTCCCTTATGAAGAATTTTGTATGGATTATACGCGCTCTCCCTTATCTCCACCTCACTTCCTCTCTCAAAATCCTTTAGTGTTTTCCATTCAAACATTTTTAGTCTCCTTAAAATTCATATCCACATTCGGACATTTTTATAATCGGCTGGGTTTGTATAGCTACTTTCCCGCACGTTTTATATCTTATATTGTGAAACGGTTTAATGCTAATCTCCATTGCCTGCAAGGGTCGGGGCTGATAGTTTCTGCGGGAGTCGTAAGTAGAAGGCCCGACGGCATAACCCAGCACCCAACATCCCCAGTTGCCTTTTCTGATTACTCTCTGATAACATTCGTCCGGCAATGCGCCGCTGTCAGGTATCCACAAATGCACTTCCGGCGGCTCAATTCTAAAGGTATGGGAATGACCCCTTAAATGTATGTCAGCGTCGGCTATCTGACCGAGTCTTAAAAGATGGTTCGGTTCTGCCCCCGTACTGCGTCCGCCGCCCCAGCCATGAACAATAAATATCTTAATGCTTCTGCCGCAGCCGCCTTTTATCTTGAAGTTAAGACGGACAAAAGCAGCGTCTGTTAAATTCGGAACGCCAAGCTCATCACACATTACATAATGCTGGCCGTTATGTGTAGTTCTCATAATATCGTATTCGTGATTGCCTTCAATCAGACCGAGACACTTGTCCTTAATGGGTTCGACCATTTCACAGAATCTTTCCCTCTGCTGTTTGGCTATGTCGAGTAGCGCTTCTTTGATTGTTACAGCTTCGCCCACAAATAACCAGTCCGCCAGCGACCGGACATCGAACCTTCTCGTATCAGAGGGAGTTATAAAATCACAATAGTCCCCGCCACCAATCCAATAAGCATTAGGCTTGTTTTTGATATATTGGACATATTGCCTGATATGACCTTCGGCACAGTTAAAAGTCCCGATGTGAGTATCTCCCAATGGGAATATATATACGACATCAGATTTAGTTTTTAGTTCAATTTTTTTTTCTATTAACTGCATTAGAAATCCTTTTCAGTCAAACTTTTTCAGTCTGTATCCCAATCGCCAGAGAAAGTTACTTATCTCCCTGCTCGTTCTATCCACGGCCTCCTCACTTTTGTCCCAATCCTCGGCGTGTAAACATTCGTGCAGAATTATCCGCAATCCCTTTTTTGTATGAGGAGTAACAAAGACCATAAAATCTTTGAGTTCTTTTCTATCCCCGTGAACGTCGCAAAGACCATTTGTTCTGTTGATGTCTATTCTGTACCTGTGGCCGTTGAAGGTCTGGGTCTTAACTTTCTTTTTAGGCATTCTTGTTCTCCTTTTCCGGTTCTTTAAGTTCTCCGTTCACATAAGCATTGCCACACTTGGGACAAATAACTCCACTTTGACCACCCCTGGTAATAAAAGCCTCACAGTTGCGGTACTCGCCCGGCCCCGAAAACTCGAAGCCACATTCACATATTAAGTTCGGATTAGTCATTCTTGTTCTCCTTTTCCGGCACTATCTCGTCTGCCGGAATACAATCGTGTTCAATCATAAATTCCAATTTGCCCTGCCTGAGCCAGTGGCAGCACCAGCACAAATTGTTTGGCTCGCCAGTCTTGTTCTCGTTCTGGTCGCAGCATTTGCATTTCACTTTACTTCCGTTTCAATGAACTGGGTTCTAATTCCATTCGCATTACACAGTGTTGTAAAATTTTCTCTATACGCTTTAGTGTCTGGGATATATCAAATAACAGATTTGCTTCGACGGTTTGCGATTTGACTACTCCACCATCTTGCCCAATACATCTAATCCACTTATTTACATCTCTCTCATATCTCACCTTGTCCATCTCTTCACCTTCTTTCTACTTAAGTTACAGCACTTTCCTGTAGTTGCTTCATTTGCTCCAGATACAAAATCATCATTATGTAGTTCTCGGCGTCAATCCAGTCGCCCTCCATTGCCTTCTGGACGGCCTTCCTCTTAAACTCACTAAGATTGGCAATATCATTCCAGCCGGCAACGCCTCCGTCCAGCTTCTCCCACATCCGGCCTCTCATTCTTTGTGCGTTGTCCCAAACCAATATGCCAATCTCTTCTCTTTGTTTTTCTGTATTTACCATTTTAATATCTCCTTAATCTTGTCTTGGTAATTGACGAACAACATCCCTCCAATCTCCTTTGTAACATATAGCCCTGTCATCTATATAAACATCAGCAATCGGCTTATCCATATTTTCATCAACAATAATCTCATCAAAAGGCAACCCATTTTGAAACATAAATTGCTTTATGGCTTTAATATGATGTTCACGCCCATCTTTGTTCCCCCAATATGTTGCTGTTCTGCACGAATGTATTCTTATAATGTACCCCATCTGCCTAATTGCCACCAACGCCTCTTTCACTTTTGGTTCGGGTGGGCCAACATCAGGAAATTCAAACCTGCAAAGCGTGCCATCGAAGTCTATAATTGCTGTTTTTGTCATTTCAAATCTCCTTATTTTCTTTTTGCGAAATACCCTTGTCTTGATATGCCCCTTTATGTAATTTGGGCATTTTTAACTCTGTCAACCCCGTACCATACGGCACTAACAATCCCCAAAACTCTGGCAATTCTTCTGGGCTGCAAATTCCTTTTTCGGCAACTACCCAATGGGCTGTTCCAACGGGCTTCATTCTTGCTTCTGCGTGTGGTGTTTTCTCGCCACCAAAGGTATTTAGAAAATCGGCACGAGACACTTTGGCCTCAAATACACAGACATACCATCTGTCAATGTCGCCAAAAACCTTTTGCTCCAATCTTTCATCTGTAAGCCTGCTGCTCATATACTTTTTAGTCAATCCTGAATGTCTCGTGTATCTTGTGTGGTGTTCATCGTGCATTCCCGCAATGGCCACAAAATCCGCAATGTAACCCACAACATTTGCTTCTGGCAACCCGCACATTTTGAATGAACGATTGCCAATCCATCGCCTAAGCATATTTTGCAATTCTATGTGCCTATTGCTTGCAACCATTTCGTCTTCTTATTTTCTTTCATAAGAACATAAATGGGCGACAATCCAGCATTCAATCATAGCCGCAACAGCCCACCAAAGAGTTATCTGGCCTTTTGCCGTCCATATACAAGCGGCCTTAATTATCAAGGCCACAGGAACAGCGATAGAGATGGGCATATCAATCGACTTCGGCAGCAAGGGGACGTACCAGTTCGTAATCACCTGCTCGCCTTTATATATCAGGCGGGCTTCTATTACGCCCACGGCTGCCTGACAGACCAACACGCCGATAGCAGCTTCCTCCCAGCCGAGCAGGACAAAAAAGGCGATTATCAACAACACTATAGAAACATATTTACTTGACATTTCGGTTCACCTTTCAAACCACTACATAACCTTTACATTCGACCTCTTTCGGAGTTAATTTACCCGACCAGTAATCGTTGGGATATTGACGAAAAACAGAAATAAATTTTGACAGCCAGCAAGGGTCGTTATTGCCGTCTATCAAAGCCTTGTCTTGATAGTCTTCGATAGCCCGCTGCCAGTCGTCGGCTACACGCTGCCAGTATTCGGCTACACGCTGGCAGTATTCGGCTTCACGCTGCCAGTCGTCGGCTACACGCTGGCAGTTTTCGGCTTCCCGCCGATAGTTTTCGGCTTCCCGCTGGCAGTATTCGGCTTCACGCTGCCAGTATTCGGCTTTGTGCCGACAATATGTTTTAGAAAACAATTTCCGTTTGCCTTCTTCCGAAAGCATTTTGGGCAGTCGTGCTTGCCACTGTATGCCATCGCCATATTTATCGTAGTTATTTTCTATCCAGACAATGATTGATTCTATGTCTGGAAAGTTCACCTGAAAGGCGGTGAACAGCTTGTCTTTGACCATTAACGGCAATGGTTCACCGGAGTTGGTAACTGGCTCGCCGTTGACGGGGTCGATACCGCAGCGCACCGCCTCCGCAGGCAAGCCTCTTTTCTTTTTTGAGTCCTCGTGAGAATTGTACTCAAAGTCCAAACCGACTTTGTATTTTCCCTCGTCTTCCCAATAATGACTGTGAATAAAACAATCACACATTTTATTCTCCTTTCAACTTTGACTTTGTAAAATCCAACTCTTTCCCGTCCCAGCAGGAGTCGGGAACTTCTTTTTTATGTAGAGCCTCTATCTCTGTTTTGTAAATGATGATTACTTTCCGCCACTCGGCGTCTGCCTTCTGCCACTCGGCGTCTGCCTTCCGATATTCAATGAATGCCCTCTCTACTGGGACAGGCAATTTGCCCTTCACAAATTGCATTTCGTAAAGGCGAATGGGAATCTCATCCTCGTCTTTATTTTCTTTAATAAATTTCGCCCGACCCGCCAAGTCCTTGTTCTTTTTCATTTTGCTTTTTCCTTTTTTGCATTTCGTTCCCATTTATATTCGACTACTTTCCATACGAACAAGCCGACAACCAATATCCCGATACACAAGCTAATTGGCTTTGCATAAGCAGACCAGAAGTGAATAAACGCCATTCCCGCAAAACAAACCACAGGCACTATCCACAGGAATTTACCGATAGAAATTCCCAGCCACGCCATTAAAATACAAGCTGCCACTCCGCCCAGACCGAACAAAAACAAAAAGCCATAATAGGGGACAAGCGACTCAAGCAGAGCGTTTTCTCTGCCCTGTACGGTCTGCATATTTTTCGATACCGTTTCGGCGATTATGTCAGCCGCCCTGCCGGTAAATCTACAGGGGACATTCGGGTCGGTAAGATTATAGTCGGCGGTCGATGATGAGACACAGCCAGACAAAAGCAAAAGCAGAATTACTATCACCAAAAGTATTAAGCCAATGTAAAATCTCATCGGAATTCTCCTTGCATAAAAAACTCCAAGCCGAATATACGACAGTAAGTCATTCCGCCATTCCCGCCAGTATAAGACCGCTACCACAGCGAGAACTAAAATAAGTGCTATCCAAGCGATAACCATCATTCACCTGTCTTTCTGTTCGGCTTTTTCCTCTGTAAAAATATCCTCTATTACTTTATTGCCTATGTCTTTCGCTTGTTCACATAGAGCGACCGTCCTTCCAAAGGTAACAAGCTGGCATTGTTCCCCGTTTTGAGCTATCCCCCAAAATATCCCTACAGGGAACTTGTGTTTATTGCAATAAGTCGCTAAATCTCTAACCATTGGGTCGCTATTCCAAGCCATCATTCACCTGCCCCTTCTTTGGGTTCTTCCCTTTCCCTCAAACTGGCCAGAGTCCGTTCCGGCCAGCCTGAGTAAAATTATTTCTTAAACTATTTTTCTCATTATGTACTCTACTAAATAGGCATAGGCTTCTTCTGAAGCGTCTGTTAGCTGCATTCCCCTATCGCTCAGTATCCAATGAACGACGTGAACACATTCGTGTGCCACCGCCGCATTGTCGGCTTTCTCACTCAACCATATCACGACTATGTCCTCGCCCATTTTTTCATATACTCTAAATCTGGCATCGGCCTTCGGGCGGATTGAAGGTTCTACACCAAACTCCAACCTTGCCCTTTGGCGATACCCATCAAAAGAACATCGAATCCAATAAATATTTATTCTGTATAAATCTATCCAAATATGTTGAAATTTAGGAAGCAGCTTTTGTCTTGCCATTTTTCAATTCCTTTTGTTTAATAATGTCTTCTGCCCGATTGATAAGATTGTCAATATGGTTGATTTCTGTATCAAATCCCCAAACCATACCCTCATCATCTACACTTGCAGTAAGTTCAATTATTTTTCGTATTGTTTCTTTGTCCATTTTTCAATTCCTCGTTTTGCAATATCGCCATAAAATCATTCAGTTCAAGACAAACATAATCTCGCTCATTATTGCGGGAGAAAATCAACAGGCCGACCTTACTGCCCGCCTGCCACATTGTTTGCCTGAGGCACGCCCAAATATTCAGCCTTTCCTGCTTTTTGCACTCAATAACAAATCGCTCAAGCGGGCCGGACAAGTTCCTCAAGTCACCCTTGATATCAAGGCCACCGGAGTTGGGAACTCGCCTGACATTGCAGTCGAAAGCCTTGGATAGCTTCTTGGCAATCTCCCTTTCGTAGCCCTTACCTTTTCTCTGTGCCGAACTTGGCATTCCTCTTCCTTTTCAGTTCTTTTTTCGTTTCTCGTAGCTCTTTAAGCCACCTCTCCAATTCTGTTTCAGGAAGCTGCTCAAGGACGCTTCTCGTATAGCCGCATTCACAAAATCCGTATACAGTCAGAAGCTCGTTTATTATTTCGTCCTTTGTCATCTTGTCTTCAAATGGCGATGGACATTCGGGGGGTATCATCTCATTCTCCTTTCAGGGCTTGCTCTAAATTTCTTTTCGTAACATATTCACCTCTCGTTTTGCAGCATCTTTGCACTCTTCGCACCAACGCTATAATTCTTTTCAGCTTCTCGTTCTCATCTTGGAGTTGCTTAATTTGGTCTAATACAATTAGGGGGATATTACCCTTTAACCCCTCTTCTTTCAGCTTCTCAAGCTCCTCGTTCGAGGCTTGTAATTTCTCCCAAAAATTTGTTGCCCTATATGTTTCCGCTATACATTCCCGTTCAAGTTCAAAAATCCTATTCTGTAATTTTCCGTTCTCGGCTTGGAGGTCTCTGTATTCTTGTGTTGCAACATCTCTGTTTGTTTTCAAGACTTCAAGCTCGGCCTGGAGTTGCTCAATCACCTTTTGCATTTTATTGGCTGTACAACAAGTGCAAATGTAAATATCCTTGCTATCCTCATCAGGCAATAACCAATTTCCACATTTCTCACACCGTCTGGTATGCCTTGCAAGTTCGGCTTGGAGGTCATCAATTCTCCTACTTAATGCCGATTCTCTCGATGGCTTTGGCGGTCGATTCATTTTTTAGCCCTTTCTAATTGTTTTTGCATATTCACCGGCAGTTTCTTGCGGAGTTCCCGCTTCTCCTCGGCGGTTACGGGAATAATGCCGGCTTCTTTGGCGTCATAACTCTGTCGTTTTTCGGCAATCCGAGTTTGTTTTGCCTGCGGAGTCAGGTAATCATCTTCAACAAAATTGTTCGGCAGGAAACGCCAGAATTGCTTTTCTGTGCGGTCTGTCGGCTTTGAACGACTAAAAAACTGATACAACGTCCAAGCATACGACCACTGATAATCAGAACTCAACAGCACAAGGGCATAATTGTCTATCGTTTGGCAGAGTGTTTCGACGGGGTAGTGTTTCAGTGGCTCAATAAGCGATTGTTCGATTTCATACGACAAGTCGTTATGTGATTTCCATTTGTTGCCTTTTTGTTTTTTTGAATTCCAATGAGCAAATACAATAGTAGTTGTCTTATCTTTACTTAACTTAACTTTACTTAACTTAACTTCTGGAGGAGTTCCTCTGGAGTTACTCTGGAGTTGCTCTGGAGTTGGTGCTGGTATGACAGAAATAGCCTCTCTTGATTTGTCAATTTTGTTGAAATCTTCAAATCTGGTATATTGTAAATATTGTTTGCCTTTGATGTTATACAGAATCAACAATTTGACATCGTGTAACTCCTGTAGGGATTTAGATATGCCTCGGATGGTTTGGTTCTTAATATATGGGCAAATAGTACCCTTAATGATAATTGGCTCCGCCTCTATTCGTCCTTCGCAGTCTAAATGAGGAAACATCATAAAATATAAAACTCTTGCCTTGTCGCTTTTAACGGCAGCAAATTTATCGCTGTAACTAATTCTCTTTTTTAACATTCGTCCTTCAGCCATTTACTTGTCCTCAAACAGTCCCATCTGGCCTTGCTTTTGAAATCCGCCTATCAATTATTTCTTTGATTATCTGACGCATTTGCACAGCATCTTCGCTTGGGTATGGTATTCCTAAATGTTCACATATTTTACGAGCAATCTCATTCTCTATAGATTCCATTTTTATTCATCCTTTTCATCTTTATCTAAAGTAATAATGCACTTAACTTTATTGCTTGGCGGAGATTTCAAAAAGGCAAATTCCCATTCCAATAATACTTCTTCGACCTTGCCGTTGCGTAACTCATTTGTGGCATTTTCAATATCATCAATAGCTTTTGTCCACTGATTGTTTCGCCATAATAATTTTGCCAAACGGTTTTTTATTTGATGTATTGACATTACTTACATCCTTTCTTCCGCAGATTATCTGGTTAATTGGCAGTTCCATTATTTATTGTTCTCCTCAAACAGTCCCATCTGGCCTTGCTTTTGCTCGGCTATTGTTATGCAGGTTTCTGCCTCGGCTATTCGCAATTTGGCCTGTTCTTTGATGTAGCCAGGGTTAAGTTCTACGCCTGAGTAGTTTCGTCCTAACCTTGCTGCTACGGCGGCGACAGTGCCCGACCCCATAAAAGGGTCAAAAACAACGGCGGGTTCGGTTTCTTTAATCCCGCAGTTGCACGTCGGCCTCCAGCCGAGGGTGGTAGTATCTACTCCGGCAACAGTATTGCCGCAGGAATTTACGCCCTTGCCTTGATTGTGTCGGTCTGTTCTGTCTGCTGGACTGTATCGCTTAATCTGCTTACTGTCTACAATCCTTGCCCACTGCGCCCCGCATTTCGGGCATACTCCCTTTTGGCTTGTGGCGACCTTTATGCAGGGCTCTACTAAAGCCTCTGGAAATGTGGCGTAATGGCTTGACTTTTCGGTTTTAACTTGGTAAAATCCACATAAACAATTATCATTATTTAGGAGTTTACGATATGAAAATTTGTCAACAATGCGGAAAATCATTTGACCCAATAAACGAGCGTCCATCTCATCCGGCCAGATATTGCTCTCGAAAATGTTCCTTCCTTGCTCAGACAACCCGTGTGAAACTAACTTGCGTACAATGCGGGAAAATTTTTGAGCGGAAGGCTTACTTGAAGGATTTGTCAAAAGAGCGAGGGCCTTTTTGTGGCTTTCATTGTTACGGTCAATGGCAGAAGGAAAACACTGCCGGAGAAGCCAATCCAAATTATACTGCCCAAAGTAATAAGTACGGTGCTGCACAGTTAGTAAGAAATCGGGAGGCGGTACTTGAACGAGATAATTATCGCTGCGTAAAATGCGGCTCAACTTTTCGCCTTCACGTTCATCATCGTCAAGAATGGCAAAAAGGTCAAACAGACCCCCATGTGCTGGACAATTTGGAGACATTATGTGCATCATGCCATCGGAAAGCTCATCCTTTGAAACACGCTCCAGATGGTAAGTTTCTGAATAGGTAGAATAGACCTGAGGATTTATTACCCAGACATCACGAAGATTGCGACCGGAAGGATTGTTTTTCTCTGGGCAATATTGAGTAAAATTTTTGTGTCCGATTCCTGCCGCTTCGATTGGTGGGCTTAATTTTAAACCTCTGTCGTGGGTGTTTTCTGAAACAGCTTCTCTCACCGCCTCCATATCACAAAAATAATTCCGGCTTTTGGTGAGTATAAACAGATACTCGTGTGCTCTTGTCGGCCTCCAGCTTCCTTTTCTAAGGACAAGGCCGCCGTTGGGCTCACACTTTGGACAGCCGGGGCAGGGCTGCCAGAGGGCGGAAGGAATGTTAATGTCTGCTCTAATTGCTTCTTTTTCGTTTTTGCGGTTTGGCATAAGATTTACTTGATTTCCCCTTGCTTTTCTTTTTAATGATTTTACTTTTATCTTATGCCTCTCCCACCGCCAGCCGTTAAGACTTTCGGGCATAGTCGAGCCGGAATATTTCTCGCAGAAACTCAAGGCTTTAGCCCAGATAGTATCGGAGCGCAAGTACCATCCATCAGCCTGTAGAGCAAGGGCAAGCCGCCACGCAAGGCCGATAAGGTCGCCAGGTTTTAAGCCTTTTACATTCGGGCCTGAGCAATTTGGGTATCTTTCATCAACTTGTTGAAATCCTGAATTTTTGCCCCCAGCCCAACCACCATCTCGTCCCGCATTGTATTTATCTCCGTAATTGAGAAACAGCACGGCATCGTCCCGCATTATCCGCCGGACTTCACGAAAGCCGATAACTAACTTTTCGATATGTTCTTCCGGTGTCTTTTCCAATCCTAACTGTCCTTCAACGCCATAGTTTCGCTGTCCCCAGTCAGTACGGCGGGCTTGTTATGCACGTATGCACTAAGCCCGCCGGAAACTCCTTTAGAATTTGTATCCAATCACCACAAATTATCTGATTAATTGGCAGTTCCATTATTTACTGTTCTTCTCTTTGGTATGTGTCATCTGTTAGCCTTGAAAAATGCTCTTGCAAAACCAGCAGGAGTAATACTTCTTAACATTTTGGTTCGTTCAGACTTGCCACCATATTTCCAAATAGGGGTTGTATATTTGCCCGACCTTTTTACCTCAGCAGGTTTTTCCCGTGGAGGCCAGAAATTACCCCACAATAAGGTTTTTTTTGTATAGGCTTCTTTTTCTGGCTCATCTAACCATCCAGCAAAATCGCACGGATTAAAAGAAAATACTGGTGAGCCGTCTTTGGGCTGCCCTAAATCCGCTAAACGATGTGCCATAAGACGGCCCATTCTCCCAACCGGATTTTCTAAAGCCCAAAAAATCGGTGTGGTATATTCGATTATGTCCAAACAAGCGTGTACTATGTTTATTGCTTCTTTTGTTCGGCCATCTCCATCCTTTGCTTTCCAATATTGTGCACCACTTACAGAAAAATGATGACAAGGCGGAGCAGCTAAAACCCCATAAATCTTCGGCAGTTTCTGGACAACAACCTCGCATACATCGATTTCCGGTAACGTTACCAAGCGTACATCATACCCTGCCTCTGCATAAGGCCGAGACCAAGCTCCCGTGCCGCCGCACAAGTCAAGTATTATTCTTTCGTTTACTGGCTTGGTTTGTTTCATAGCATCCCTGCCGAGGGGCAGTCCGTTATTTACTTTTACCTAAAAAGCTGGCGGGCAGGAGGTGGTAAGTCCAGACCTTGCCGCCGTCTCAATGTATCGGCAACCCACTCCATAATTACGTTGAAGGAGTCTGCGTTTTCACGCCGCCGCCAGCTTCACTTGTTAAATATTGCTCGTATAACAGCCGAGGTTACGATTGCACAAGCAACATAAGTTAATCCTCTTTCTGTTGGGTCGTCCGCCGAAAGATTACCTAACGACCCCGCACAGCCATTTAAGAAAAAAAGAATCAAAATGATTAACAAAACAATCCGTTTCATCTTTTGTTCCTTTCTCAAAAAAGCGGCGGGCTGTCCGGCCACGCACCGGACTGGGATTTTAACCTTTTTAGTCCTGTTTTTTTTACTTTGCCCGCCGCCTTACAGATTTATACAACATCAAAGTCCATCGTCATTTGTTTTTCGCCCATCGTCATCTTGCGTTCTTCGACTACATCGCCGTTGTCTTTGCGTATAATTTTCACAGTCAGTGTCGTGTAGTTGTATTCAATATCACATTCGATATTGCGATATTCGCATTTATCACGCACCAACCTTTGTTTGATTCTGATGTCGGCTTCACACTTTTCGATTTTAGCCTTAAAGTCTGCTTTCACTGATGCAAGGCCATCTTCAAGAGCTTGAGCGTCATCGAGTAGTTTGGCTAAATCATTGGCCGCTACTGCGACTTCTTCCTCTGTTAATAGATATTTCAAGTATTCCGCCTGCTGTTTCGTTGCGATTTTGTCTTTTGTTTTTGTTTCCATAAAAAACTCCTTTCAATCCTTTCGTTTACATAATTCACAAACTTTCAATTCCTTCACTATTTCCCAGCCGATGCTTCCGCAGGGATAGGTTCTTGGCCTTGTCTTCACGATGAACAAGTGCTGCTTTTTGCCTCGTTCAACTTGTCTGCCACATAGTTGGCATTTATACATTATCAAAATCCCTCTTTATTGATTGCCAGCCGTTTAGAATTGACTGGTAGACTTTTATCCTGCTCTCAATGGCTCGTGCTTCCATTTCAGCTTGCAGGCGTTCGGCTAAATAGCGGGAACATTTGCCCTTGGCTATGTCCTTGACGATAGTTACGGGCACTTTCGTTTCCCCGCCGAGCAGGCTTGCTATCGCCAGTTCCATTTGCTTGTCGTATTCGCCGCTTTTTGTGGAGACAGATTTGTCCTTAACCATTTTTTCAAGCCTGACCTGCGCCTCAATAAGCCTGCTTTGGCATTTCTGTATCGCTTCGGATACATCGACTCGTTCTAACTGGGGCATATTTCTAATCCTTTAGATTGGTGGTTCTGGTTCGTTCCCTTCGGGTTCGCCATCATCCAGATTCGGCCATTGGCCAGATTCGGGGATTTCGCCGGTGTTCAAAAAATACAAATTGTTCTTGGCGACCGTGTATTGCTGGGCAAGGTCTATATCCTTTGATACTACCAAGTCTTTGGCACAGGCCAGAGCGAAAGTAGTATTGGGAAGGTCGCCGTTCTTGGCTTGGCTCTGTGCCGGGGGCTTGTTCGGTGCGGGATGGGGGGCTTGTATCGGAGGTGTCTGTACGGGCTGGCCTTGCTGAACATTGGCATTGGAGTTCCAGAAGCCGGATAGATACACCTGGCTGTCAAAGGTGCTTACATAGCCGCTTATCTGGAATTGTAGTCGCTGACCGACGTGCTGTTGGGTAAGTGGCTGGCCATTGCCTTGAAAAATCTTAACTTGTCTTTGTGTCTGGCCATCGTCAAGCTGTACTCGCTGAAAGGGCTTGCCGCTGGTCGCACTGAACTCTGTTTGCTTTACCTCTCGAACCGTAGCCAAAACCGAATACCGAGTTCGGCCGGGGTTGCTAATTGCTTGCTGTAACATTTTGCTTCTCCTTCATTATTTCATTGACTTTATCGACATAATCATCTATTGCTGTTTGTGCTGTGCATTGCAACATCCCCAGTTCACAAACATCACAGAGCCTATCATCCGACATTTTTTCACATTCAGGACAGCCGTTTTTCATTGCTATTCTCCTGTAAAAATGTATTCGACGAGCTTTTCTATTTCCGGTTTGTCGATTGCTTTGCCCGCCCGAATGTAGGCACAAGTAAGGCCGTGCCGGATTTTGCCTTTGGTAACAGCTTGCCAGTCTCGTAATTCTTCATCGCCTTGGTAGTAGTCTGGTTCGGTTCGGCTTGCGTGGTTTGTAACAATTACATACTGGTCAACCCAAAGTTTTTTGCCTTCTTTTAATGCTATCTTTTTTGAAGATGGGTCTGCGGCCTGAATTTGGGCGGCTACAATAGAAACGTTGTCTCTCTTTTTCAGGGGGTCGTATGCGGCATTTTTGAAATCTGCCAACACTTCACCTGTGTCATCAAAAAGAACAACAGTAAAAACATAATTGTTGTCGGGTAATCGTGTCCAATTTTTCGTGGTTTTGACGGCAAAGACAACCCCGCCGTCAACCTTCTCGCCGACTGACATTTTTAGTAATTGGTCTATGGTCATTTTTTACTCCTCTTTACAGTCCTGACACACATAATCGTGATTATCATCTCTCTCTGCGCAGTAGTCGCAGATTTTCAGCCCGCAATTTATACAGGTATACAGTTGGTCTTTGCAATTTGGACAATAAGGATTCCCGCAAACTTCACAGATAATTACATCCTTAAAGTAAATCCTCTGCTCGCAATGCGGATTTGAGCAAATGTAATGGTCAATCTCTTTTACTTCATCAACGTCCATTATTGGCCTCCAGCAGTTCGGGGTTGTCGTGGATGTTGCCGATGACTTCGATTTTTTGATAATGTAGAAGTGACAAGGGTATACAATCACACCCTTTTATATATTCAATATGGAATCCTATAATATTTATCGAGTATTCCTCATAGTCAGAAGCGTCAACTTCCCCTTCTCCAAATCTGATTATTCCGTATGTCCATAAATCAAGACGGTCTTTTTCGGAATTATCTGACCAAGTTGCTTTTACTCTATCGCCTTCGCATATCTCTCTTTTCTCTTTGCTCGTGTCAAACTTGCCGGTGAACTGCCCTACTGTTTCGGGGTCAACTTCGAATGCCACTTCATCTTCGCAGATTATTACAGAATAAGTATTATAGTGAGTATCTTGACGTTCTACATACCACCCATAAACCCATTCGCCATTATCAATTCGCTTGCCTCTGAATTTATGTATCCTCATTGTCAGCCTCCCTGTATTGACGAGATTGCGACACTGTATTTTTGGCCGTCCCGCTTATCTGTAAAAAAGCCTTCAACGCCACTGGCGGTAAAGTTTGAGTCTGTCTTTTCAAAGTTCCCGTCTTTTATTTCATCCAAAAGCTCAGAACAGAAAGTCGGCGGGGGCAGTTGTGGACGTTTCAGGGGATAGCCCAACACATCTTCAAGTAATTTGTCTAACCATTGTGGATTCATTTGGAGTTCTCCTTTTCTCTCTGGCGTATACACTCCACCCACGCCATACACACTGCTGCAACTTGTATCAATTCATACTCCAGGTTCTCTATGCAAGCCTCGTATTTGTATAATCGTTCTTTGTGTGGGTATGCTTCGTTGACTGTTTCGCCGACTTCGCCGACCTCTTCTATTAGTATAGGCAACCATCGCAAATCAGAATGATTCTGCTCTCCCCACTTGGCGTCTTGTTTTATGCGTTCCATTGCTACGCAGGCTAACGGAGGGTTTTCTCTTAATGTTGGGTCTGCCATTTTAGTCTTTCCTATATGAGTATGAGTTCGGGTCGAACCATTTATCTGCGTGCCGATTACAAACTTCTTTATCCCACGCAGCCAAAGTCTTTTTGCCTATTATGCCGTCGAGCTTGAGGTTGTGGCCTTTGTTGATTAGCATTTGTTGTATCTCAATCGGCGAGGGGATATGGGACTCGGCCTTGACGACTTGAGCCTGTAAGATGGCTATCTGGCCTTGGTAGGCTTTAGTGCCAAGGCTAATGACTACAACAAGAACAAGGCCAGCCAATATGGATTTAAGTGTTTTCATTACAATCGGAACAATATTCAGTGTGGCCATCTTCACCAGCGTTAAGTGCTTTTATGCCGCTTCCTTTGCAAGTGGGACAAGTAATTGGCCTGTGTTCAGGCAATACGGTTGCTTCGTGGTTATCGAGACCGTCAATGTCTCCGCAAGTTTCACAGAGCTGTTTCTCTGCTGTGGCAATGGCGGTGTCTGCTATGTCTTTCACATCAGGATATATACGACCCGAACCGCCACAATTACCACACGGCACGGTGTCAACTTGTTCCGTTGGATAATGAGGTTTACCATCTGCCCACAACCTGCCATCGCCTTCGCACCGCCTACAACATTCTCCCTCATTTTCGCTTATTTGTTCCAATGCTTCCACTAACTGCTTAATGAGGGCTTGCTGGTCGGGATAGGCGTTGTAGCGATTGACGATTTCGGCAATAAAATCTGACGGCGTAGCAACTACTTGATATTGGTTTTTATTATTGTTATAACCAACTGCTGTTGTGGAATGACTAAATCTTTCAAGTTTTTCTGGTAATTCCATTGTTATCCTTTCTCCGCCTTCTCTGCTGCGGCAAGGGCTTTTTTGTGGTGTGAGCCCTCTATGTGGTTTCTTCCTCGGATTTTATATTTGCAAATTGGACAACGGGGACGATACGTTATGGCTTCTATTTTGTGTTCTTTCATTTGTCTATCCTTTCTCAGCTTTCGCTGTTAATTTCTGGGGCTGGTCGGGGGGACACCAGCCCCGTAGGAGGAGGGTGATGAAAAGCTATTATTGCAACCGGCGGGCAAGATGTTGCAGATATGGTGGTCCTGCTCCTTGTTAAACAGCCCGCCACCGGTCTTTGCCAGCAGATAGAGCCAGTGCTGGCATTTGGACACACTGTCAAGTTTATTATTAAGTTTTAAAAGAGCGTTTTGCTTTCCTGCGCTTCAGCCTTATGTTGTTGAGCCGCCGGATTTCGGCGTAGAACTCGAGGGGGTGTTCGGTGTAGGAATATTCCCCGCCCATACAATCAAAATCAGGGTCAATTTTGCGGGCAGGGCAAGAAGGGCAATTGCACATATCGCCTCGGTAGTGTTTTTGGGCATAATCACAAAAGAAACAATTACTGGTGAGCCCTTCATCTTCATAACCGTGTGCTTCTACCCATTCTGCCTTTAGGCTTTCCACGCCCAAGCTGGGGTCTTTTCTTATTTTTGAAGCTATCCACTTCCACATCCACAAACAAAGAACCCAAGTTTCATCGAGGGTTAGTCTCTTTTTCATTTTGCGCCTCTCTGTTTTTATTGATTTTTTTCTTGACCCGTGTAACATTTTGTTTTTTTGTCGCTTTTGTCTATTAGAACGGCATTAACGGATTGAAGTATGCTTTTGTCTAATTTGATATAAGCAATAATGATAGAATGGTCTTTTGCAGCCTCTACCGTGCTTGAGTCGTACATAACCTTCACCGTGCTTGAGTCGCACATATCCTCCACCGTGCTTGAGTCGTACATAGACTCCACTGTGCTTGAGTTGTGCATAACCTTCACCGTGCTTGAGTTGTGCATAACCTTCACCGTGCTTGAGTCGTACATAGACTCCACTGTGCTTGAGTCGTGCATAACCTTCACCGTGCTTGAGTTGTGCATAACCTTCACCGTGCTTGAGTTGTGCATAACCTTCACCGTGCTTGAGCCGTACATAGACTTCACTGTGCTTGAGCCGTGCATAGACTCCACTGTGCTTGAGTTGTGCATAACCTTCACCGTGCTTGAGTTGTGCATAACCTTCACCGTGCTTGAGTCGCACATATCCTCCACCGTGCTTGAGTTGTACATAGCCTCCACCGTGCTTGAGTTGTACATAGCCTTCACCGTGCTTGAGTTGTACATAACCTTCACCGTGCTTGAGTCGTACATAGACTTCACCGTGCTTGAGCCGTACATAACCTTCACCGTGCTTGAGTCGCACATATCCTCCACCGTGCTTGAGTCGTACATAGACTCCACTGTGCTTGAGTCGCACATAGACTCTACCGTGCCATAACAAGCGAAAATATAATCACCGTTATTGAGAATGCGGCTTTCGGTTGGCATTATAATCTTGGCCTTGCGCCAATCTTTTAGATGTTTTCTGGTTTCTTTTTCAGCCTTCTTTTTGTCATACCATTTGGGCAAAACATCTTGGTCGGTAGCAAATATCCATTTGTTAAAAGGTAATGTATAATCCTCATCAGGGGGTGTGATTTCCACACGGACAAAAGTGTAATTGCCTCTCACATCTTGTTCTTTTAATTTGAATTCCTCGACTATATCTTCGTGGCTATCGGATTTTTTAGACCAAAAGACTTGTTTTTTTGTTATTATGAAGCTTGCCGGTCTACACATTTTGCGCCTCCCTGTTTTTATTGATTTTTTTCTTGACTTTCCGCCTCGATGTTGTTTATGATGGAATTTATGTTTGACAAGGCTTTGTATTCTGGCAAGTCCTGTATAATTGAGCGGATGATTTCTGGTGTGTTGCAGGGCTTATCGAATTTGCGTTCTGCGTATAGTTCGAGTGCCCGTCTAAGACGTTTACTCAATTTCATACACAAGGTTCTTGCTATCATTTTGCTCCTTGACAAATATCCTGATATGTCTTTTTTACTATTGGTATTATCGACCATTTTGGAAATTAGGTCAAGTAAAAAATATAGAATTTTCTAAAATTTCCCTTGCTTTACCAGCTTGGTTGTTTATAATCCCTTTGTTCATAAGGGGTTGGAACAATGCAAAAAATTTCCCCAAAAGCTGGTATGGAGACCAATTTTCTTGCAGATTTAGTAAGCCTGTTTTTGTTTTCATTTTTTCCCCTTTCTAAATAATACTTGCATTATATCACTAAATTCTTATTTAGTCAATCTTGAGGTCACAAATTGTGACCACACAGGTCTGTACGTTTCGTACAAAAGGGCGGGGACAATTTATCCCTACCCTTTGTATAGCCTGTGCTATACACAAAACAGGGGTACAATCTGTACCCTGCTTGCGTATAGCCTATGCTATACTTTATTTGCTTTGGCTATGGCAGCTTCAATTTGTTCGTAATCTTCGGCGGTTACAACCATAATATCTGGCTCACCTTTTCGGCCAAAACATCTTAAGGCTCTTTCGCACGCTGCCAGCAAATCCGGTGCGGCGGTAATGAGGCATAATTGAGCTTCGGCTTTTTCTTTGCTGAGGGGATAGTTATATTTTATTGTTAAAAAAGAAACATCATCGCCCTTGGTTACATAAACATCGGCATTGGGAATTCGCCGCATAGCTAAAACTTCCCCACTACTACTTACTTCAGTAAAATCGTCCATTTTCTTTACTCCTTCCTTGCATACGCTTGTATGCACTTTGCATATAAGGCCGAGGCGGGCGGCCTACACGATAGACCGCTGCCCCGGCTGAAAGTGAGCGTTATTAAGCAGTCAACTTGTAAAACTTTTTCTTGTGCCCAACTGTTAGCAGTCTTTTCTGTTCGTTTTTATAATGCTCATCACAATAATAATAGAAAAAAATGTGATTTTGTTTTTGTTGGACATATCGGTCAACCACTCTCCACGAAGCCTTACAATTACAATCTGTTGCCTGACAAATAATCGGTTTCATTTTACACCTCTTTTCTACAGGTCTCTAATTCGTTCATTTTCTCAAAACTGTCAATTTCAGCCCTTTTGCCCGAAATTTTTCGCACGAGGATTCGTCAGGATGGACGAACTTGGGGCGGAGGATGCTAAACTACCCTGTCTTTTGTTTTTCTTTCAGCCATTCAGTTTCGAGATATTTTTCTACATAAACTTCACGGCCTTCGCAGCCACACCCCAAGCAGGTAAATGGATAAATGCGACAATCATCCAAGCCCTCACTGCATCCATAGTCAAGGTCAGAACTGCCGCATTTAGGACATTCTCCGATGCATTCTTTGTTGTTCCAATCTTTTAACATTTTACCTTGCCTCACTTTCTCATAAATTAAGTTTCATAAGCCCCTGCCTTGCATTGAGGCTACGGCCAAGCCGGGCAAGGGCGGAAACTGCTAATTGACTTTCATAATGTTCTGGCTTTTGTCCAAGGCGCATTCAATTTGGTCTGATTTCCAGCCAAGATCTTTAAGCATACCACTAATGCTACCCACTAAAACATTATAATCGCCAAGTTCTTTGGCCAGTATTTTTAGGTTGCGGGTTTCGTAGTATTTGCCTTCATCCCTTACTTCAACACTGAATCCCGCATCTTTCATCAAGTCCAGCATTTTTACAACAAGTAAGTGTGCTTGGACAAAATGAACAGCATATTGGGTTTTACAGAACGAATGAGCAATAAACTGTTTGCCTCGCAGATAAAAATTAAGGTCGCAACTTTCACAACCCTCGCCAGGCCACAAGCCCAATGATACGTTTGTTGTAGGTTTTAGCTCCTGCCAAGAACGGCCGTCTTTTTCCTTCCAGACTCCAGCTTCTATTATGCCCCACGTCGAAACACCTAAAAGTTCGAGGATTAAATCCCTCATTTCCAAGTTATCACTACTATTGTTAGGAAATGCCAGTGAATTTTGCAACCAGTTCCATATTGCAATATGGTTTTTGGTGATTTTGGTGGTTTTAACCTCCCCCACTTCTGCGAAAGGCAAGTCCAGACACTTTTGGCGGATTGTTTCTAACTTTAGGGCAAGTTCCGCCGCATTGCCCTTGGTTGTGATTGTGTAGTTAATTGTAAGTCCCATTTTACACCTCACTTTCATTAAAAGAGCGGCAAGCCCTTATTATGCTGGCAAGCATAGATAGAGAACAAGCCGCTCGTTGAGCTTTGATTTGATTGTGTGATTTGCTCGCCAGCATATTTAACTCCTAACTATCTATCGGCTATATTACAAACAAAACTTTAACTTGTCAACATAAAAATAAAAAAAATAACAAGATTTATTTAGGCTGGAATGAGCAAAAGACGTGCCAATGCGTATATATATTTATGTTCGTTTCTGTGCTAATTTGGCATATTTAGAAAAAAATCTTCAAAATCTTTATTTTTATGCTTGAAAAAGCCCTCAAAATGTCACATTTAGACTATATATATAGAGAGGTATTATGTTTGAAGTTAAAAAGCTCAGGGATGAGCTGACGCCGGCTATTAGTCTGGACGTTAAAATTTACGGATTGTTTGCACGAGGCTATACTCAGCAGCAAACAGCAGATATGCTGAAAATCAATCGCCGTACAGTGCATCGCCGTTTAAAACAGCTAAAGCTGAAATACCCAGACTTATTTAATCAGCCATCCGGCAAGCCTAAAATAATTAGCTACAACGACGAACTGCATAGCTCATACACCAAAGAAAAGTTTTAAGTTAACTAAGTTTGTGCAAATTAACAAGGATTATGCCTAAAACACAAACCGCAGACGTAATTGAAATAGCCGATGAAATAATGGTCGAACTTAAAATCCCGCCGAAACATAAGCAAAAAGTTTATCAGACAGCCTACAAAGCCTACGAACAAGGCAAGTCAATCAAACAAGCCATAAAAGACTACTGGAATGAGCAATAATGCCTAAAAGACCATTCACGCCTAAACAACAAGCCTTTATCGATGAGTACTGCATAAATGGAGAGAATGGACTACAAGCAGCCAAAGCAGCTAAATATAAAGGTAATGACAATGCTTTATCTCAAAGAGCGTATGAATTAGTAAGAAATAGTAATGTGAAAGCTGAAATTGATAGACGAATAGCTGAGATTAAGGCCAAATGTATAGCCAATAGAGAGCAGCGTCAGCAGTTTTGGACACGTGTAATGTCCGGCTCAGAGCCGGGCTGTACAATGGGCGATAAACTGCGTGCAAGTGAGCTTTTAGGCAAGTCCGAGGCTGATTTCACTGACAATCTTAATACTGGCGATACATCAATTCCTGAGCTCACCGAGGCCGAGCGAGCGAGACTTAAGTTTATGGCACAAAACCTGTTAAGAGACAAGCAGAAGACCGCATAAATTAAGGCAGTTTAAGTATAATGCTGACAAGTGGATAGCTATAAATCAAACATACTCAAATTAAATAAGAGCCGCCTAAAACGCCTTTACGGGCTAACAGTTCAAGATTACTATGATTTATTAGCCAAGCAGGGCGGAAGATGTGCAATTTGTGAGGTTTTACAATGTGAAATGCGCCGACCTTTTTATGTCGACCACAACCACGAAACAGGCAAAGTAAGAGGCCTGTTGTGTAGTAAGTGCAATACGAGATTGGCGACTATCGAGCAACACCAAGAAGTAACCACCAAAATGATTGCTTATCTTGATTACACTTAACAAATGGGTTGGGTTAAGTAAAAAATCCTGTGGGCGGAGGCCATAACCCCCCAAGGGGGCGGGTGGCTTGATTTACTCTCCCCCCCTCTTCGAACATATAGTTTTTGGGTATTCAGGACAAGGATGGTAGATAATAAGTCATACAGAGAAAAGTGGATAGATTGTTCTTGTGGCAATCGGCTGGGTGGAACGCACGCCAGGTGGATGGGATATATATTTACCTGTAATAAATGCGGGAAAACGTATCGGGGCGGGTTATGGCCGAGGACGTGGTTGTGGTCATTTTTGCATTACAGGGATAGCAACGGTAAAAGGTAGAGAAATGCTTAGGTGGCTTATTTTACCAGCAATTACAGTTTTAGTCTTTGTTTCCGGCTGTATGGTCAGGGAGACGACCAGCACGACCGTCATACGGGAGAGTACGACCGTTATCATAGCCCCGCAGGAGAAGATGGGCAATTTCATAGGGGATATATGACTTTAGCCACAGAAACTGAATCCGTACAGGTTGAGCAGTTAATGCAGGCCAATCCCTGTTTTTGGGCGGTTAAGAGCAAGATTAGGCTTTCCAACAATGTCATATTTTCATTTCAGGACAGGCCGTATTTGGAAGAGCCTATGGGTTGTGAAGTACCTGTTGCCGGTGCTATGAAGGGCACTGGTGGCGGTTTTAGTGAGTGTATGGGCATTTTACCGAGTTTGCACGGGATGAGATATGGCCGTTATCCGCAGGGTGTAGGTTATTTCTTTCCCACTGATACCGATATGCAGGATTACGTTAAGTCGAGGTTCAATCCCGTCATACAGAACAACAGGAACGCCATAGGCAAATATCTCAAGCGTGGCGCGAGGGGTACGGATTCGGCTGGCTTGAAGAGGGTTGGTAATTCCAATTTGTATTTACGGGGTTCTACGTTAATGCCCGGCGATGAGGGCGGCGACGCCAAAAAATCGACTAAGTTGCAGGGCATTCAGATTGACAGGCTGGTAGTTGACGAGATTGACCAGGTGGAGCCGGAGGCCATTTCCAAGATGCGGGGCAGGATGGGCAATGCCGCTATTGACGGCGTAAAGGGCAAGCGTGAGGAACGGTACATAGCCAATCCGTCCGACGAGGACAGGGGCATTGATTTGTACTGGCAGAGGTCAGACCAGAGATACTGGTATTCCAGGTGTCTTTTTTGCGGAGGTTTGACTTGTACGGTAAAAGAATTTATTAACGACCCTGAAAAGTCGGTGGGTCTTTATCCTGAAAGTCCCGATGGAGTAATTAGGGGGTATATGAAATGTACCAAGTGCGGTAAGCCTTTGGGTTTTAATGACGGTGAGTACATAGCAGACAGGCCAAGCGTTAAAGATTTGGTTATGTACCAATGGAGCCATTTGGCGTCTGCTTATCACGACCCCGCCCGGATTCTAAAGAACTTCAGAGACCCTCCGGAAGGCAATTTGGGTGATATTTACAGGCTCGATTTGGGGTTGGCCTATTCATCTTCGGACGAAAAGCTGAGGAAGAACACAGTTCTCGCCTGCTGTGGTAGCGATGGTATGCGGGAAAGTCATCCCGGCCAGTGTGCAATGGGGGTTGATAACGACGACCGCAAGCACGTCGTAATAGGAACTCGAACCGGTAACGACAGGTACGAGATTGTCAAGGTTGCTACGGTCGATACTTTCGGGGACGTTCACGATTTAGGGCTAAAATACGGCGTGAAGTTTGCGGTAGGCGATTTAAGACCCAACGCCGAGTCTGCAAGGCAGTTTCAGAGGGGGGAAAGATATAAAGTCTTTCTATGTGAATATACAGACTCACCGTTGCAGGATGCCACATTCAACGATAATAACGGGATAGTGAAGGTTTACAGAACCGGCATTTTCGATACATCGCACGGGGTCATTTCCGGCGGGCGGATAACGCTGCCGAGGCAGTGTGCGGCGATAGACGACTTCGCCCAGCAGTGCTGCAATTGCGTGAAGTCTAAAGAGACTGACAAAAGAAGGAATCGGATAATTTACAGGTACAAAAAGACCGGCAACGGCAACGACCATTTCAGGAACGCCCTGAACTATTTTCTCATTGCCGCCAATAAGGTTCGGATAACAAGGGACAAAAAATACTACAGGCTGCAGGCGCTGGTTGCGGACAACAATTACGCAAGGGTATAAATATGAGCGGATTATTCAGTAAGCCGAAGGAAGTTAAAATACCAAAACCAAAAGAGGCTGCTCCGGTAGCAGTGCCGGTAGTCAGTCCCGAAACTGAGGACGAGGCGATAAAAAAAGCGAGGCGCAAAAAGGGATTTGAAAAGCAATTCTTTACCGGTGCATTAGAGCCTGAATCGACAGGAAGAAAAACCACATTTGGATAAATTTTGGAGAAATTGTTATGGCAAGTTTAGTTGAAAATAGTGATACAGGCGGTTTGGTAATGGTAACGATTGCCAACCCTGCCGTTGATATTAGTCCCGATTCTCAGCCGTGTCGGCGCTGTTATGTTCGGCACTTTTCAGGAACAGCATCGTTTATGAATCAAAATGCGGCGTCGGTTGCCGCTTCAAGCTGGCCGCTCGGTACGACTATTCATTATTGTCCGGTACGAAATTTAAATCAACTTCACTTTATCGGGACGGCTGGCGATAAGGTTCAAATAATGTGGTTTTCATAGGGACTTCTTATGTATCATCCAATGGGTACTCATAAGAACGAAGAGCCGATAAAGAAAATGATAGTTGACGGCTATCGCAGGGGCGTATGTACCGCCGATGGCGGGGATATTCCGCTTGAAAGAAGAGGAATGGCGGGCAAGGGCAGTCATTATGTGGGGCAGGCCGCTATTACCGCCCTTCAAAAACAGACTTCTATCGACGAAATGCTCGAAAGAATGATGCGTTGTGGAATAATTTCGAGGAAAAATACAAGAAATGGCTGATTTTGAAGCAAAAGAATATATTGCAATGCAGCAGGAAGAAGAGGGCAAAGCGCAGAACTTCCGAAATCTATATCAGGACGTTGCCAATTTTATGATGCCTCGTGAGAACCAGATTACTTCAGAACGCACGGCGGGCGAGGACAAATCCATAGTTACTTACGACCCTACGGCAATGATGGATTTGGATGATATGGTGTCGGGACTGTCCAACGCCTTTTTCCCGCCAGGTCAACAGTCGTTTAATCTCACGGTAGATAACAGAGAATTGGCCAATAGAGGCAATGTCAAACACAATCTTGCCCTGGCTTCGCAGATTACTCACGATAGATTGTTTGCATCTAATTTTATGCTTCAGTTGAACGAGACATTGACTTCTCTTGTTGGTTTTGGGACGGGAAATTTATTTTCTGAATATATTGCGCGAGATTATCTGCCGCTTGGTCTTAATTTTAAGGCGTGGGACATTCCTGTTTACACGTTCAAGCAAGACCATACCGGTCGGGTAGATACCGCCATATTGAAATTTCAATGGCCTGCAAGACAGGCATATCAGCAATGGGGTGATGATGCCGGAGAGAAAGTTCTTGAGGACATTAAAGAGCTTAGAACAGAGAGCAAGCGGCACTGGTTCATTCATACTGTACGGCCACGAAGAAAAAGAAATCCTGCATTGCAAGATGTTTTGAATATGCCATTCGAATCGGTTTTTGTAAACGTCAAAGATGAGAAGATTATCGAGGAAGGCGGATTTCATCGGCAACCTTATGCTATTCCCCGATGGAAGAAATCTCCAAGCGAGAAATACGGTCGTGGTCAGGGTACGGTTGCTCTGGCCGGAGTAAAGACGCAACAGGTAATGTGGCGGGATTTTATAGAGTATGGCAATAAAGTTGTCAATATGCCGAGAGAGGTTTTAGATACTTTTGAAGGCCCGTTAAGGGTAACCCCGGGCGCACAAAACCCTGTCTCCGAAATACCTTCAACCAGAGTTATTGAGCTTGGTTCGCAAAACGCACCAATTGCCAAAGAAGCAATGGAGATGCAGGCCAATGCTATCCATAGGGCGTTTTTTGTTGATGTATTTGCCCCATTAGCTAACTTGCCTGGCGACCGCAGAACTACGGTTGAAATTTATCAAAGAGTGGCTCAGGCAATGAAGAAACTGGCTGCTCCGATTTACAGATTGCAGACGGAATTGTTTACTCCAGTGATTGAGAGGGTCGTCTTGCTTTTAATTGAGCATGGCGAGATACAATTAGTACCTGAACTATACGGCCAGAAGTTCGGTATCGAATATGTCAGCGAGCTTGCTATGGCAATGAGAGACCAGCAGGCGAGGGCATTTGAAAGAGCCGCAATGATGACTACCGAGCTCGCAGCTATATTCCCGACAGCCCCCGACATTCTAAACGTCGATAGGGCTTTGCCGGATATATACTTGACTTACGGTATGAAAGCCGAGCATTTGAATACGAAAGAAGAAAAGGCGGCTATTCGCCAAAAGAGAGAAGATGATATTGCACAACAGAAATTAGCGATGGCTGCACAGGTGGCGGGCGGCGCATATAAAGATATGAGTAAAAAAGCCGAAGAAGACAGTCCCTCTGAGCAATTACAAGGCGCTTTGACTGGAACTTAGTATGCCTTATGCAAGCGATAAGCAGCGTAGATATATGCACTGGGCACATCCGAAGATAGCCGCAAGGTGGGACGCCGAAATACGACGGAAAGCGAAATACAGGAAATATCACAGGAGCAGATAATATGGATGTTAAAACTGAAAAGCCAAAATTGAAAGCGCCTAAAAGAGAAGATTACCTCCGATGGGTCAGAAGTAAAATGATACAGGCTAATAAGGTGCGAAATGACACCGGAACAAACCGAACAGCTTAATAACGATATTCACGCTACTTTTACCGAGTTTGGCGCAGGCAAAAGGGTTTATAAATGGCTCGAAAAGTTTTGTTACAAATACAAGGTGGCATTAGTAATCGGAAGGCCGGACGAAAGCGCTTATAACGAGGGGCACAGGGACGTTATTATCGAGATTGACGAGCGTATTAGAAGGGCGACGGAACCGCCGCCGAAACCAATAGATGCAATAAATGAAAAGGAGTAATTTATGACAGAGACACTCGAAACAACCAGTTCTCCTGCGGCAACGCAGATACAGGCGGGGGATTCGACCTCTACAGAAACAGAGTCTTTTGAATTATCGAAGTATATCGACAATGACGGAACACTTAAGGATGGATACCTTGAGCTTGTGCCGGAGGATATGAGACACGACCTCGTTTACAAAAAGGTATCGGATTTCAAAGGCGTATTAAGACAATTAGGCCAGCTTGACAGAACTGTCGGCAAAAAGGGAGTGATAATTCCAGACCCGAAAACTGCAACGCCTTCTGATATAGACGCTTTTCATCGGGCTTTGGGCAGGCCGGACAAATCCGATGACTATAAACTTGATTTTCCCGAAGAGTTTAAGGATTTCTACGACCCTGAAACAATCAAGCAATTCAAGGAGATTGGTTTCAAGCGTGGTTTCGACCAAGAAGATATGCAGGCCATTATGGCATTAAAGATGGAGATGGACAAGCGGGACATTGAGTGGATGGAACAAGACCAGATAAAAGAAAAGGCCGATTGCGAAGCCGCACTCAGGGATAAATGGGGAACGAATTACGATGTTCGTCTTCATCTTGCCAATTATATGATTGACAAGAACGCCATACCAGGCGAACAGAAAGATAAATTACTGGAAAAGATTGGGAACGAACCTCTTGTTGGCGATTTTCTCGCCACCATAGCAAGGAAATTCGTAGAATCCGGCTCGATTGCCGACGTTGAAATGACCAGTGCAATGACTAAGGGTGAAGCTGAGTCCAAGATGAAAGAAAAGATAACAGAACATCAGCAACATTCACAGTGGAAATGGGATAATCCAGAAGGATACAAAAGGGAAGAAAAAGAAATTGACGATTTGGCTCGTATGGCAGCTTCGTAAATAGTCGATACCCAGAAATGGCCGACAACTTCGTGCAAGTATAAAACACCGTCTAAGAGACGTTAAATGCAGGCAAGACCTCTGAATAAGAGACACTCAAGCCGACAGACAACTTGAAAAGTGTTTTTTATGAAAGGAGGTCAGCCTATGGCTACCCCAACTGTATTTGATATTTTTGTAAAGAAGTTCAGTCCGAACCTTTACACCCTCTCGCAGCAGGAGGAGGCAAAATTTCCTGTGAAAGTCAGAAGGGAGTCGGTTGCCAACGCTGAGGAAGCGTTTTTCGATACCGTTGGCCCCGCCGATGAACCGACTGAGAATACCACCTACAAAGGTGATACCCCCGAATCGGACGACCATTACGGAAGGCGTAAAGTCAAGCCGACGATGTGGGAAAAAGGTGATGTTCTCGATAAGTGGGCTTTGAATAGATGTTTAGCAGATTTACAGAGTGCCACTACCAAGGCGTTTGCAATGTCTTTCGGTCGCAAGACCGATAGTATCATCGTTGACGCCGCTCTCGGCGCCGCCTCTATCGGCAAGGAAGGCACATCTTCGGTAGATTTCATCGACGAGTCAGTCAGTCTCGACGCCATTACCGGCGGAGTGGTAACTACACTCGGAACGGGAGCTTCGGTAACTTCGGCAGTCGGTCTCGAACTGGCGAAGATTCTTCGTATGATGCAGATTTTCAACGACGCCGATGTCAATGAGAACATCCCGAAGTATTGGGCAATGAGACCATCGGACATCAAGTATCTGCTCAACTTAGCTCAGATTAACAGTATCGACTACAACAATGTTAAAGCCGCTTATGAAGGTAAGGTCAGCTACTACGGCGGGTTCAATATTTTCTGGTCGAACAAAGTGCCCGTTTCGGACACAACGATTAACGGAGGCACTACCTGTTATCGCAACATTGCTTGGGCGCAGGATGGCATAATCCTCGCTTATATCAATGAATTACAAACCCAAATGGCACCAGACCCCACTAAGAAGTTCAATACACGAATCTATAGTCAGATGGATTTAGGGGCTGTCCGAATGGAAGGCGCAAAGGTTCACGAGTGCCTTACGTTAATCGGCTAATCGCCAGAAAGGAAATAAAATGAGTACAAACTTTAAATACAGTTACAGACCGCTGGATTACGATTCTTTGCCGATTGACTTTACGGGCAATAACAAACTTGGTCTTTATGCTACCGAGACTACACAGAGATATGTGCTTGGTACGAGGAAGCTTTCTTGGGATGGTCGTGTTTACAAGTATTGTTTTTCTAACAATACCTGTAATCCTGCGAATGGGGCAATGAACAATACTGCTCCATTTATCGCCGATGATGGCACAAACGAAGTAGGAAATTCTAATGTTGTCGGCGATACTTTTATTACAGCAGATTCTCAAACTGTAGCGGAAGACCTACTCGCTGGTGGTTTTGTGATTATTTATTCCACCTACGAACAGTTCAGGGGAATCGTTGGAAATACGGCTGGTGCTGGAACAGAGATTAGAATCTATTTAGATGCACCATTGACTGGTACGACCACCGCCGATACGACGGATTTCTGTGCCTATTACAGTCCGTATTATGGTTTGGCGAATCACGCAAATATATCCAGAACATCTGTTATGTGCGTGCCTTGTACTTGGGTAAGTGCTGCCAGTATGTTTTTCTGGGGGCAGACCTGGGGGCCGTGCAGAATAAGTCCAGGTGCTGCTGGTTGGGGTAATGCAGCCGGTGAACGGCAGTTAGTATTTGGAGAGAATGGTTCTACTTTCCTCCATAACGCCGACACTGGAACTACGCTTCAGTATCAACACGCGGGTTTTATTATTCCGCTCACGGCTTCTGCCGACGATGCACCTTTGACGATGTTACAAATTAGTGTTTAGTAAAACTGGGAAGGGGTCGGTTTAATTTTTCCGGCCCCGACCTTTTATTAAGGAAGACGTAGAAAATGAGACTGATTAGTCCAACACCGGCTTGTCCAAAATGTAAATCATATATGTTTATGATATGCCAGATAAAGGAAGTTTTCTATCGAAGATGTAAAAACTGTGGTTACAAGAAACGTCTGGACAAAATTGATTTCAAAAAGGTGGCGTTGAGTTGTTTTGAAAGGGTCAAGTTTTGGAAATCCTCAAAAGAGCAAAAGGTGATTCCGGTGAAGTAATTGACTGGAACGAAAGTGAGAGCAACGTCAAAGAAGAAGTGAACCGCCGAACTTACAAGGCCGGTTACACCGACATGGACGGACAACCAATGATTAGCAGGAACGATGGCGCAGGCAAGGGCGATGTCCCTCGGCCTGTAAACAAAAAGAAATACGAAGAAAACTATAAACGTATTTTCGGACACGATTAAAGGTGACTTATGGCATTAACCACCGCCGAAGTAGAGCTGTGTAATCAGTCGCTCGGCAAAATCGGGGCGAAACAGATTACCGCCGACCCGATACACAACCAAAACGAATACAGCCAGTGCAATCTCCACTACCCGCAGACGAGAAACGCTTTGCTTCGCAGTTTTGAATGGAACTTCGCCAAAGCCCGTTCTGCATTGATTACTTTGCAAACCCTGACTCTCGACTCGATGCCCTCTATTGATGTCTGGCCTGCCGGTACGGTCATAACGGGAGCTACGTCTAATACGACCGCTACGATACTGTCTATCACTTCTCCTACAGAATACCAGATAACGTATCTATCGGGCGATTTTACCGAAGGCGAGATAATTTCCGACAGGGTGGCCGAGCAGGTTTATTGGGAAGGCCAAGTCCTTTATTGGGAAGGGGAATTTGTATTCTGGCTGGGTACAGGCAACGAGTTTATTTGCACTTCGGATTATCCCGCCCTTGCGAATGTAACGCCGGATTTCGAGTGGGATTATCAGTTCGTTTTACCAACTGATTATCTACGAATGAGGTCTAATTACTCGGAAAACGAAGGCGACGACCCGACTATGCGATGGACGATAGAGGGGGATTATCTTTTAACAAACGACGATGAGGCCGAGATAAAGTATATCAAGAAAGTTACAGACCCCTCCAAATTCGATCCGCTATTTACCGAATGTCTGATTTTACAACTCGCTCTGAAACTACTCCACCCGCTTGCGGGAACAAAAACTTCAGACTTAAAGCGGGATTTACAACTTGAGTTAAAAGATGTGATGTCGAGGGCAAGGACGATATGCAGGGCGGAAACAAATACTACGGGACGTTCAGATTGGCGATTAGCAAGATATAGTTAGAAAATTTTGAAAGGATTTTATAGTGGCAGACCTTAAAGAAAAAAGTATTAGTTTATTGTCGTCAACGACCCTTAGCGTGCAGAGTACGGGGGCGACCACGCTTTATACCGTACCTACCGGAAAACGATGCGTTCTCCATCACGCAAGGGTTATTTGCGGAACTGCGGCAAGCACAACGGCGATTATTACCTTTGGTCAGGTCGGTGCGTTGACTGACTTCTTGGGAAGTCAGACTATGACTAATCTGGCGGCCCAGTACGATTCGGTTATCTGTTCACCCGTACCAAACGCAACGCCGGTAAAGACCAAATCCTACGCCGCCGCCACCATTATACAGGTTAATGTCGGCACTGCCGATGCAGATGGAAGTACGGACGCAACCGTAATGCTCTTTGGCACAATTTACTAAAAGGTGTCGATGTGTATGAAGTCAAATTCGCATATCAACCCGGTTGCAATCTGGTGTTTTCTGCATTTCAGCCCTGCGGGACGGGACGGGGAATAGAACAGCAGCCCCTGCCTGAAATTCGACCCACAGGATATTACGTTACTACGCCGATTACCGACTTGGTGGCAGGCGATATGGTTCTTGTCTATGAACTTGAAAGCGTTCTCTGGGAAGATGTCCCCGTCTATATTTCGACTGAAGATTATATTTACTATGAAGATGATAAAGTTCACTGGGAAGGTGAATGGCTGGTGAGCGTTGACGATTCGTTCAGTGATATTGTAACGTGGTGCGGCGACCCCATCGGTTCGGGTGAATATAGTTCGGCGATTGATATTTCAGATGATTTAGTCAGTCTTATTGCCGGTCAGACTATGGTTACTAACGTCTATCCGGTATCTACGACAGGGGAAGGGACAAGTGGCGGAGCAGTTGCACGGGCACGGCAATTAGACGAGCAGGACGTTGGTTATTTCAAACGCAAAAGAATAGAGAAGTATGGCTAATATCCCGACAGTAAGTTTTAACGGCGGCGAGGCGTCCCCGCACATAGACGCAAGGGTTGACGTAGAGAAGCACCCGTCTTTATGCCGCCGTCTGGAGAATATGATTCCCCGTGTCTACGGAAGCGCCGAGCGAAGGCCGGGTACGAAGTTTATATACAAAATAACTGCCCCGGTTGTAGAGGTATAAGATGACAGATTACGGGCCAAATCTTGTAGCTAATAGCGGATTTACATCTAACGCAAGTTGGGTTTGGAGAGAGGATTGGCAATGGAGTGGTAGTTACGCTTATTGTTATTATCATAGCGTTGACAATGATTTTTATCAAATAATATCTATTACAAGCGGAGATATTTATAGGGTAAGTTTTAGAGCTCGAAGAGTAGGAGCAACAGGAACAATAACGTGTTATCTTGGCGGCGACCTTGTTGACAGTATAGACCTTACAGAGGCTTGGACAACATATACATACGATAATGTAGTTGCAGGAAATACGAATGCCCTCATAATGTTTGGTGCTTTGGGCGTAGAGGTTAATTTAGACGATGTTTATGTCCAGGAAGAAACAGAACCCCTCCCCCTCACGCCGGAATACTTGGCGCTCGTAACGGAAAAAGTCCGTACAATACCATTTATCTATTCGTCTGAAATCGCCTATGAAGTCGAACTCGGCAATCAATATATGCGGTTCTTTTACGATGATACCGTTCTTTTGGATGCTGCTGACGATGAAGTCTGGATAGATTCGCCGTATCTTGAAGAGCATTTATTCCAGTTGCAATACCGTCAGGTCGGCGACGTGATGTGGATTACTCACCCGCTCTATGCGCCGAGAAAACTTACCCGAACAAGTGCAACATCATTCGCTCTTACGGCCATTCCTTTTAAGAACGGGCCGTTTATGACCCGCAACGACTTAATAGACCCGGACAATCCCTCTAATATCACTATGACTACCAGCGTTACCGGCGAGCCGGTAGGTACGGCGAAATATAGTTTGACCGGACACAATATCGGGGACAGACACGGAGATAATTTTATTAAAAACAATTGGTGGGATGGGATTGCTGCGCACGGAGTAAATGGCTCGCAAGCTGATTATTGCGGAGGTGGCAGGGCGTCAGATGGCAGACCCGTTTATATTACATATACCGTAACTTATGACACGCCAGTAGAAGAGCTTACCGAAATAAATATAGATTATATTTGTATGTCTCGTGACCAGGGTGCTGATTTGACGCTTAATACCTGGACTAAAAGGGGATTGCGTGTTTACGATAGCGTTGAGGAAAAATGGACAGTGGTTGTCAATCCGGAAATTATTGATACTGATTTTCCCGCCACTGTATATAAAGCTAAACCGGCGAAACTGATTGGTTTGGATGCCACTGCGGTAATAACCGGCTCCTGGACGAATATATCCAGGATAGAAATATATCTTTTGGCCTACGCAAAGGAATATACGACTGCGTGTGCAATTTTTAACGTGAGTGCCGGAACAGAAACATACATACCAGGCACTTTAACTGCTTCGAGTGATTATTTCGAGACCGGACACGAAGGGGCATTATTCAAACTAATTCATAAAAGAACTATTACGGCCATTACTCTTAACCACGCTGGATATAGCCCCGCCTTATATACCAAGGGAACTTTCAGATTCGGTACGCACGGTCGCTGGGCGGGGACTGTCGAATTACAAAGAAATGATAATGATGCAGGCTGGGACACCTACAGAACTTACATAGGCAAAAACGACCGGAACATTCAGGAGGCGTTTGTCGAGGAGGGAGATAATGTCCAGTATCGAATTTATGTTCATTCCGGTATGACTGGAGATTTCGGGTCAGACCTTACACTCGATAACGTATTTAGGGAGGGTATTGTCCGAATAGTGTCTGTCGGCGATACGGTTTACTGGGAAGATGATGTTGTTACCTACGAGGACGAAATTGTAATAATAGTTAGTCGCACAGTCGCCAATATTGCAGTTGTAACTCCCATAGAAATGGCTGAGGCGACAAAGAGGTGGGCGGAGGGTGCGTGGAGCGATTTAAGGGGCTTCCCGACTTCGGTAACATTTTTCGAGGGCAGGTGTATTTACGGTGGTATGCAGACAATCCTGCCGAGCGAAGCGAAACTGCTTACTGTCTGGCCTTCCGAAACGGACGACTATGAAAACTTCGAGGAGGGCGTAAAAGCCGCCGACTCCTTTGTTATTGTTGTCCCGTCCTCTAACGACATAATGTGGATTGAGGCTCTTGAAGCCTTAGTTGTGGGAACATCCGGCGACGAATGGAGAATCGGCTCAAACAGAATGGAACAGCCGATTACACCGACCAATTATACCGTCAGGCAGCAATCATCTTACGGTTCTGCATATATTCAGGCGGTTCGGGTAAACGACCAGATTTTGTTCGTTGATTTCGTGGGCCGTAAAGTTCGGGAACTGATTTTTAACGGCGATAAATATGTCAGTCGTGATTTGACGGCTCTTTCCGAACATATCACGCTTTCAGGCATAGTCGATATGGCCTTACAGAAAAATCCAGATACTATTTTATGGTGCGTTCTCGACGACGGCTCATTCGTGGCCAAGGTTTACGAAAGGGAGCAGAATGTAGTTGCGTGGTGGAAAGTTCCCATAGACGGTTTTGTCCAGTCCGCCTGCGTAACTCCCGGCGAGACTGAAGATAAAGTCTCTATCGCAATTTTGAGAACGATAGTCGGAGATATTGTTTACTGCGAAGGCGATATTGTTACTTACGAAGGGAAAAATGTAACACTGGCCGATTATTGTATCTATATCGAGAGATTTGCGCCGAGGGTATTCGGAACAGATATTGAGGACGCCTTCTTCGTCGATTGCGGGGCTACTTTTGAGTCCACGACTCCCACAACTACGGTAACGGGCGCAACGCATCTTGTCGGTGAAACCGTAGCTATTTTGGCCGACGGTGTAGTTCAGGCGTCGAAAGTCGTTGATAAAGACGGCGAGTTTGAACTGGACGCCGCCGCAAGTAAAGTTCAATACGGACTGCCTTTTGTTCCGGTTCTCGAACCGATGAAACCGGTAGTAAATACCCAGATGGGAACTACAGCCGCAAGTATCGCTTCGGCCAAGGAAATGGGAATATCGTTTCTCGATACCGCCGGCGCGACGTATGGCGCTTCGCTTGATAATATGTTCACTATAGACTTTGACGACCCCCAGTGGGTGAACGCTTCTAAAATCGAAGGTCTTTTTACCGGCACGGTAAACGTAAGCGTTGACGGCGGATTTTCGCTTGAACAGCCCCTTATTATTTCAAGTGATAGCCCGCTGCCATTAACTGTTCGTGCGATTATACCCAAGATGGATGTTACGGGCAGATGATATTTCGTGAAATGACCCAAGAAGATATCGACTTCGTAAAAGACCATTCTGCGAGCAGGGGCATATTCAATAAGATGCCCCAGCAGATTGAGTTCTGCTATGCACTCGAACACGAAGATAAGATTTTGGCGATAGGCGGAATAACCCTGATAAATCTTACTACTGCGTGGTGCTGGCTGGATATGACCTGTTATGCCGGTAATCATATAATCGTAGTCTATCGGGTCGTTAAGGAATGGCTGAACAAACTCGCAGAGGACAAAAAACTTAAAAGGCTTCAATGTTACGTTGAGCCTGACTTTCCGGAGGCGATAAGAATGGTAAAGCATTTGGGTTTCAAATACGAATATCCAATGCCGAGTTTCATAGGCGATAAACCGGCTTTGATGTTTGCGAGGATAATATAATGGCGCAATTATTACTTAAGGCTGGTACTGGAATGACTGTTGCTGGCGGAATACAGCAAGGCCGAGATGCTGAAACCGAGGCAAAAAATGCACAGGCAACAGCCAATTATAACGCCCAAATTCAGGAGCAGGAGGCAAAAGCGATAGAGGCAAAGACGGCCTTCGAGCAGAGCAGGCAGGCCGAAGAAGGTGCGAGAATAGAAAGTTCACTACTCGCCAATATAGGCGCTTCCGGGGCAGTGCCATCCATAGGAACTCCGCTTCTCATTCAGGCTAAGCAAGCGTCCGAACTCGAACTTGAGAACTTAATGATTGGCTACGAAGGACAGATTGGCGCTGCGAGAGCGAGAAGTCAGGCGGCGCTTGACAGGTTGCAGGGCAGGATATACAGACAGAGGGGCAGGAATATAGCAAGGGGCAGATATATGGGCGCTGGCGCTACCCTGTTGAAGGGATTCGGTTCAATGGATTGGGGCGGGGGTGGTGGAACTACCGGATATACAGGCGGGGATACTGGATATACTCGTAATTTTTCGGCGAGCGACTGGTAACAGGAGATAAATTATGGGACAATTCCCAGGCGACATTGAATATACCGAAGCAACACCATCCGGCAGGGGTACTGCCGTCAGAGCCAATATAGATGTTCGTACCGGCGCAGAAGAGATGGGCAGGGGTTTCGGCGAGGCTGGCGGGGCGATTTTCGAGATAGGCCAGAAGATTTATGATGAAGAAAGTGCAGCCGAATACTCAGAACTAAAGCGCAAATTCGACGAAAGAGGTTTTGCCCTTTACAATTCGGTAACGGGCGATATATCGCTCAATCCTGATACTGGAGAATTTGAGGGTGCGGATGTTGGTCTCTGGCAGAACTTTGAAAACAACATCGAATCAGAATTACTACAGTCTAAAAAGGCCAATGTAAATGCGGCTATGAGGCAGCATATAAACGAAAACATAGTTAATTTGAAAGAATCTTTTTTCAAGCACGGCCTTTTTATTGCCAGTAAGAACGCAGATGCCAAATTCGAGGCCGAATACGCAAACCTTCTGGCAACCGGTGATTTGGGCGGTGCTTATGTTTTACTTAACAATTGGCGTGCAATAAAAGGCCGGGCCTTTCAGGAAAAATACAATGCCCTGGTAAAATCAGCGCCCAATGACTCATTGCTTTTGCAGGCTGAACGTAAAATGCTATTGGACGAAAACGAACCGGACACAACACCGGATATGATGCAAACAAAAACGGCGATTACGAATCTTGGCACTGCCGATGTTTTACTCGACCAGATAGGAGAAAATGCCACCAATGAGCAGTTAATACAAAAAGCTCAGCTAAAAGAGCGGGGGCGAAGAAAGCAGCAAAAACTACAAGGGGAAATTAACGATAAATTTGAAGAATTGGCGTGGCTGAAACTTTCAAAGCCGGAAGAGTATGGCGAACTTGACAATAACTGGCTCAGTGCAAATGTAGCCAACCTCGATAGGTCAGCCCGTTATCATTACCAAGCTATTCTTGACGCACGGGCAAAAGCCGAAGAAAACAGGCAGGAAGAAGAGCAAAAACTCAAAGTAACCAAAGACAAAAATGCCTCTTTGCGTCTAACGGCGAGAATGGCCAAGGAACACATATTAACAAAACCGACATTGGAAGGAGAAGCTGCAAAATATGATTATAGCGATGCGGATTATACGGAGCGGCTTAATAAAATAGGGACAAGCATATTGGATGACAGTGACCCCGCTATCGAAAGAAAAATCTCAGATGCGATAGCCTTCAATCCCACCTCGATAGACCCGACACATATTCGTAGTTTCGTGGGCAAGGGAAAGAGCGGCGGATTAAGCTTGGACAAGGCCGAAGAATACGAGGCTCGCTGGAAAACAGCTATGGATGAAAATAGCGGTTTGAACACTCCGGTCGCAAAAACTTATCTTGGTATGCTGAAAGAGGCTGAAAGCGACAGGGTGTTTTCTCTGGATGCGGTAAAAAATAGCACAATTTATACCAAAGCATTAAATAAGTTTACAGATTACTTTGCCAACTATCGGGAAAAGAACAAAAAAGACCCCACGTCTCAAGAAGCACAGGAGTTCTACGAAAATCTTGTTTCTGGTTACCGCAGGCCGGAATCGCCTTTTACGGACGCTAAAGTTCAACAAGTTCTTGGTGAGCTTGAAAGCGGTGGCGCAGTAAGTATATTCGGGACAGTTATGCCCTTTACTAAGCCGGAAGACGCCATAAATCACGCCCTGAGAAATTTAGGCCCGAACTGGCAGCAGATAGCGCCCGAAGCCGCTGAGATTATAAAACGTAAGTTTCCGAAGGCCGACATAAAAATAACTACGCCGATATCTCGACAACCCGAATTTCAAATAGGGCAAAGGATTCAACTCCCCTATGGAATGTACGAATATACCGGCTTGTCCGGTGATAAGGCGTTAAAATTGGTCGAAGAATAATGGCAAAAGAATACGATTTATCACAGATGACACTTGACGAGACAGAAGAGGCCATAAACAGTTATGACCCCTATGATATTGCTGAACCACCCTCTTTTGAACTTTCCAAACAAGAACCCCCGCCGGAATTCTTGAGTATGGAAGAAGCGAATCAATTATTGGGGCTTGATTTTGCCGAGCCTCCCGAAACTTTAAGTATAGAAGAGGCATTCCCTGTACCGGAATTAAGAGCCATTGGGGGGGCTGTTGGTCTGGCTGGCGAGGCAACAAAATTAACCGGCAAGGCCATTTGGAAAACACTGGGTGTTTTGTCTTGGCCGTTTGAGCGCATAGAAGCTGGCCTTGCCACGCCCACTACTGCAATTTTAAGAACCATTGGCCCACTTGTAAGAGAGCCGGTAAAAGCAGCAATTAAAGATATGCTATTTGGCCCGACCGAAATCAATAAAGATGCTTTCAAGAATATGGTACGCAGTGGTCTGACCCCTTACGCCAAAACTATATTAGGCAAAAACTTTGAACCAATACTGGAAGACTTGGCGACAGAAGCATTGAACGGAGAAATATCCGATGCCGAACTTGATGAAGCATTGGGGGAATCAAAAACTGCATTGCCAGAACTTATACCTGCATTTTTGAGGGGCGCAAAATCTTTTGTTCCATTTACTCATAATGACCCCGAAAAAGTCAGGAATTTCAATGATGTGGCTGGCGCTTATTATGAAACATTGACCGGCGAACCAAAAGCGCCGGAATGGTATAAACAAATATTCGGAGTAGCTCTTTCTTTTTTAGTTCTGCCTACAGTATTTGGCAAGATATTGAAAATGAGCAAGACGGGATTATTAAAAATTCCGGCCATAGGGAAAATCGCCAACAGAAAATTGCCTGCTTGGGAAGAGGCCAAACTGATACGCAAGGCCAATATTTATGAGCGCAATGAACGAGCTGCGCAGTTGGGAAAAACGCTTGCTAAAAAAGATGTTCAAAGAATTGCAAAAGAATTGAGTCTTAAAACCGGCAAGACCATAACCCCCGAAGCGGTCAAGTTGCGGCTGGGACAAATAATCAAGGGCAGTGTTACCGAACAGGAATCACTGGCCACAGTAGCAAATCCCGTTATTCAAGAACTACAGGCAAATTTCAAGGAACTACAAAAACTGGGGATACTCGGCAAGGAAACATATTTGACAAAACTGACAAAAGCCAGAATAAAAGAACTTACTGCCCAAAAAGAAAAATTGGCAAAGTCATTAACCCGATTACAAACCGCCCCGCATTATGTCAAAACACAAGAGATTTCTGCCAAGTTCCCTGGCCGAGCCAAGAAAATTGCAGACTTACAAAGTAAAATTGACGATATTGATGACATTCTTTGGAATTCAAAACTTATCAGCGGTGAGTTATATATGCCGAGAATGTATGCTACCAAAGAAGCCGAAGCAGCCGCCCGCAAATTCCCTGTTTCCGGCGGCCCGAAAGTCAAAGCACCTTATGCTAAGGCAAGAGAAAAAATCCCCCTTGCCGCCCGCAAAGAAATGGGCGAAATCCTTGAGCCTGCCTATCCCGTAACCAAAAGGCTTATACAGGAATCAATGGACATCGAAACAGCCAAACTGTTCGAGGCCGTCGCCAAACACGGCGAGTGGATTGACGATGTATGGCGGGAAGGATTAGCCGCCAAAGCGTTGCCGAATACAAAGCCTTACGGGGCATTGGCTGGGAAATTCGTAACTCCCCAAGTATACAATGATGTAACAGAATTGAACCGAATACGAAGCGACGTTGGTTCTCTTTACGATAGTATCATCGGCACTTGGAAATTGGGCAAGGTAACACTGAACCCAGCCACTCACTTTCGCAATACAATAAGCAATTCAATTCTGCTTGATTTGAGCGGGACAGACCACGTTGCACAGGGCAAGTTAATGGTGCGGGCGATTAAAGAAATAAAATCCGGTAGCGGGGAATTTAAGACTGCTCAAAAGTATTTTGCCCGAACAACTATGATATCTGGCGAATTGCTTGATGATATGTTGAGAACCGTGCAAACAGAAAAAGCAAGCGGTTTACAAAAAACTATAAATGTTTGGAATAAGGCATTTGGGAAGGCAACTGGCACACCTGCGAAAATTTACCAACAAGAAGAATTTATCTTCAAGTTTATGAAATATCTCGAACAAAGAGAACAGGGTAAAAGCATTATTGGCGCTGTTCAGGAAGCAAATAAATGGCTGTTTGATTATGGGGATTTGTCAAAATTCGAAAAGGTTTATGTAAGAAAAGTGATGCCATTTTATACATTCCCCCGTAAAGCATTGCCGAGAGTTTTGGAAGCGGCGGCAGATAGGCCGTTGACTTTGGCTAAATATCCCCTGTTGGCTTGGGCAGAAGAAAAATATGCCCTGCACAATCTCGAACTTACAGATAAGGATTACGACCAGATTAAAAAGGTTTTGCCGGAATATATGAAAAGCGGCGGCTATCTCTTAATGCCTTGGCGGGACGCCAACGGCGATTTGCAGTTTTTTGACTGGACTTATATTGTGCCTTGGGGGGAATTGTTCGATGTGCAAGATAGGGGTTTGCTGAGCGAAACCGTAACGAACCCGCTCTTTGTGGCAATAGCCGAAACAATGCTGAACAAGACTGCTTGGTCTAACAAAGAAATATGGCAAGAAACTGACACCGACAGCGAAAAAACATTCAAGAAAATGCTTCACGTTTGGCAGACAGCCGTTCCCTCTTTGATGTATAAGGGTATTTATTGGGACAAACTATATGAATCGGCCACGGGCAAACCCTCGAAGATGGGCAAAATCAGACCGCTTGCACCCACAATTGCCCATACCATATTCGGTCTAAGAACACAGCCAATAGACGTAGAGGAACAGGAAAGGTTCAGGATTTTTGACAAGCAAAAGAAAGTCGAGGAACTCGAAAGCAAAATTAGAGACATTATTATCAGGGAAGCCAACGGCAATATCGAAGAGGAAGAATATACAAAAAGGCGAGACCAGTATTTCAAACAAATCGAGGAGATTTTAAAGGAGTGATTATTCCCTTGGGCGGAAGTCGGTATGCATAAGACTTTCTATGGCATCTTGTTCTCGCATATCCCCAATGGATTCCTTTAATCCTTGTTGGCAAAATAACAGACGATATAAAATGCGAATAGGGAAAACAACAATCCAATAAATAAGAGAATACCCTATAAACAGAAACGCAATAAATACAAAGATAGTAAGAAGGAACAAAATAACATAAACCCAAAATTCAAATATCCATTGTAATGGCATATTTACAATCTTACTCATTTTAACAGTTTTGTCAAGCAAAATCTGGAGATTGTCCTAAGTGCAAATATATCCTCTATTTATACTTGACGGCGGCGAACTCGATAAAATCTTCAAGGCCGACGGTCTTTTAAGGCGTGCGGGAACAGAAACTTACGATACGACCTTAGACCCGTCTCTTACCACATTGACCTTGTCCGGCCAGTTTACCAGCACTCTTGCTACTGGCACTTCGCCCTTTGCAGTTACATCAACCACACTCAATACCAATCTTAACGCCGAATTGTGGGGTGGCTATAAATTTGCAGATTATCTTAATCAGGCGGTTAAAACAACCTCAAGCCCGACCTTTAATACTCTAACGCTTACAAGGGGTTATATCAATGCCGACGTTACCAATGCCCTTTTAGTAGAACAAGCTGGCGTTCACAATGACGTTTTGCGTGTTAATACTGCTACCGCACAAGTTGTAATTGCTGGTTCGCTGGACGAGCTAACCACACTTTCGATGTCCGGCCAACTAACAAATACGTTGGCCATTGGCACTAAGCCGTTTGTGATAACTTCGACTACAATGTGTGATAATCTTAACGCCGATTTACTGGACGGTCAGCACGCCTCTGCCTTTTACAAATCAGGGGACAGCCCAACCTTTGCCGGTTTAATTACTCCTGCTATCAATGGTGGCACTTCAGCTAATGATGATATTACTATTCAAGGTACGACTCACGCTACCAGAGCGACCAGCTATGTTATCTTACAACCGACGGCGGGCAATGTTGGTATCGGGACAACAACTCCCGTAGTTCCCTTGCACGTTAATGGTGTAATAGCGGCAGAAGCAACTGCATTCGTTATTCCGGCTGGTATAAAAGGGATTTTCCTAAAATATAACGAAGATTATGAGTACGGGTCATTATGGTGTTATGATTATCCGAATACAGTATATAAAGGTCTGGGAATAGACGCTGCTTTCACGGAATTTCAAGTAAGCGGCGTTAAAAAAGCGGAGATGCAATCAACCGGCATATTTGATGTTGACCAATTTGCCGACATACAAACGACTGGTGATACTACGGCAAACACTTTGGGAAAGGGACAAGTTGGCATTGCCGGTTTAGATTATGCTTCTTTTGGATACAGGGGGCATAATGGAACTAATT